AAATGTCCAACGTGCTTGCAATTTACGTGACTTAGCTTCAACAGCTTGACGTAAGATTTGTACGCTGATTTGTTTACCACCGTTGCCTTCTAAGGCAGCTGTGTCATTACCAGTGTAGAATGTTGATGTATCAGTTCCTAATGGAGTACGTGAATATGCTTGAGCAATCTTGAATGGACTCAATGCTTCTTCACCAGCTACTACGCTAGTTTGAGCCGCACTGTTGTCAGTCAAGTTGTTTGCATAACGTACACGCAATGTATGGATCTGACCAACAGGACCAGTCATGGGCTGAACGCCTACCAATTCGTTAGCGATAACGGTTGGCATTACACGACGGATAACTGGAAGAATAACGCGATTTAGAGTTGCGATATTACCTGCAGTTGTTGTACCTGCTGAAGATTCCTTTAGCAGTGCTTTGCGAGTGTTTTCAAGAATAACACTCATTGTTGATTTGCGAGTGCCTTTTAAGCCTTCTAACAGGGCCTCTTTGGTCTCGTCCCAACGGCTTTCTAAGAGTACTTTTGACATTTTATATTTTCTCCTTTAATATGTCTTTTGCTTATAGCCCTGCCAGACGCTTGAACTCGATCAGATTAGCCTGATCTTCGCGTTCAATTTCTTTTTTGGCAGTTTTATCACCAGTAATCTCGCTTACAACTTTAGATTCAGATAAAGTTTGTTTTGGTTGTTGAACTTTAACTGGTTCTGATGTATTCAAAACAGCTGGTAGATACTTATCGAAAGCGACCTTTAGTTTAGGTGTTTGTACGCTTTCTAGTAAACTTCTCATTACCTTAGATTTTTCTTCGTTTAATGGACCAAGCAATTCTGCCATAGTTTTTTCACGAATATTTGATTCTTTGATAATGCGAACCTCACGTTCTTTACTTTCGACCAATTTTTTAGCTGAGTTCAGTGTATTGATAGCTTCAGCTAGTTTTTGATCTTTTTCTTGCAATTGTGCCAATAGTTTGCGAGTTTCTGATTTTTCATTTAGATGAGTTACAGAGAATTCGCTTGCAAAGGCTTCAAATAATTTGCGTCCAAAATTATTTTCACGGGCAAGTTTTATATCTTCTTTAAGTTGAGTTAGTTCACCCTTTAGATGTTTAGTAACTGCTTGATTCATTCGTTTTGCGCTTTCAGCAACAAATTTTTGTTTAAGTGCTTCAAGTTGTTTACGTCCTTCTGCTACTAATTTAACCTTAGCCTCAACCACTGCTTTTTTGTCCTGTGAGAATTCTTTGATTTCACGGGCGAGAGCGTGAACAATAAATTGTTCAAGTTTTTGTTGACTTTCAGTTTGAAGTTGGCGATCTTTTCTTAGTTCTTTGATTTCTTCGGCTAGTTTAGTAACCATGAAATCATTGAATTTTTGAGCGTTTTCGCTGAGTTTGACTCTTGCTTTTACTCTATCTTCATTAATAGCTTTTCTTTCCTGATGAAATTCAGTGATTTCTTCAGAAAGATTTGCAGTTACCATTTTATCAAGGGCTTCAACCATTATACTTCTATCGTGTTCATATTTTTGTGCAAATTCGTCACGAAGTTCCGCACGTACTTGTTCACGGGCTTCATTCAATTTAGATTCCCAAGCTTCGTTTATCACTTTGCTGGTTTCTTCATTGATGATACCATTTTCAAGTAGTGGCTTTATAGCATCAAACATGCTTTTTCCCCTTTTAAATTAAAACCAATTAGCTCTGGTTTAATAAGCTTTAATGATGTACCATCATTAAAAAAATCAGTTAAAGATGTCATTTGATTTTCAAATCCTTGATAAGTTTTACAACTTGTTCTTGCAAGTATTTTTGAGCCTTAACATCCTTATTGATATTCATGCCTCTTAGATTAGGTATAACTCTATGACCATGCTTCATATTCATTAGTGATTCGTAAATAGCCTTTGGATATGCGTTGGGTGCCGAAGGTTGTGCTACGATATCAACAGTGATGATTTCAAAGTCACTGACTTTTCCATCCATGTCATTTACGTTGCCACTACCGCGACTTGATACACCTAACTTAACACCGCTTTCTAACATTGTTTTTATAAGTTGTCCCATTGGTGTTGGTAGTATTTTTAGTTTACCAAAACCATTTGCACCATCCATCCACATATTAGTAATCATATGTGATACTCTATCTAAATTGATTTTTAGATCATCTGGATGATCAACTTCACCTAAAACAGAATAACCTTCAGTTATTTGTTTATTCAATGTATCTACGGCGTTTTCAATTTCATCCACGGGGTAGACTCGCTCATTTGCGTTGCGAACTCCCCCTTGGATAAAAATGCCCTTCATATAAAGGGTTTTAAGGTCACCTTCTTCCTTAACCGACTCGACAACCATATTTGCCTTGTCGAATGTCAAGTTTTCACGAAGATATAAAGCCATTTTACAGGTTACCTATTAAATCTTCTTTTTAGCTACTTTTTTAGCTTCAGCTACTGGGCTTTTTGTATTGACACCAGATGCTTGTGCTTTATGTGCAGCAGGAGCTTTTTCTAAATTCTGATCTTTATGTCCTGGAGCATTCTTAAATTGACCAGCGTGCTTAACTTGTGTTTCACCCTTAGCATAACTATTGCTTGGTGCTTTTGGTGCTGTTGGAACTGTTTCAGCTTGACCACTAAACTTTACTGGCTTGCTGTCCATTCCTGCTTGTCCTGAATTAAAAGTTGTTGGGCTTTTTGGATTTGCACCGTCATCTCCGCCGATCTTAGAACCATATAGTCCCTTGACGCTTTGAAGTTGTACAGCTTCCATGACATCTTCTTCCATGTCTTCTTCACCTTCGGCTACTTCCTCTTCTTCGCCTTCTTCTTCATCGCCCATATCTTCCATGTCTTCTTCATCAGACATGTCTTCTTCTTCATCACCCATAATTCTTTCAAAATCGGCCATCAATTGATCTAGCTTGTCTTCAATACGAACAACAGCATCTTCAATTTCTTCATGTTCTTCATCTTCCATGTCGCTGGCATCCATGTCAACGACTTCATCATCCATTTCAACATCACCGTCGCTATCAACGTCTAGATCCATTTCTGCATCCATTTCGTCTTCAGCTTCAGTCATGCCCATTTCTTCTTCGGCACTTATTTCATCTAATAGATCACCTACTTGTCCACCCATACCTTCATCCATGTCATCTGACATTTCTTCATCCATGATGGACTCATAGATTTCTCTAGATTTTTCAACAACTATTTCGTGAAATAATTCACGGGCTTGTTCTTCGTTCTCATTGATAATGAGATCGATAAGTTTTTCAAACTTCTTATTATCCATTATGTGTTTCTCCTATGTAAAATGGCTTGTAAGCTTATTTACACTATATGCGGAAAAATAGCGTTAAATGTGCTATTTTTTTAAGTTTTTATAGGCCAGGAGCTTGTGCTTCGGGTTTTGGACCGTATTGGATATGAATCTTTTTTAGATTTTCTTTAGTTTCGTAATTTCTAACATCAAGCATTTTTCTCAATTTTCTTATTTGCTTTAATGTTAATTTGGTTTTACGAGATTGTTTATAGATGGGTCTACTATTATCATCGCTGATATCTTGATAGCCATTTATCGGTGGATCATATAATTCTAGTAACAACATAATGATTCCTTTACGCTGGAGGTGCAGCTCCAGCAGCAGCTGGTGCAGCTCCTGGGGTAGCTGATTGAACAGGTCCTGCAGTTTCAGGAGCAGTAACTTCAGGTTCTAATTCGTCTGGTGCATTTTCTATTTGTTCTGCTGTTTCAGCATCAGCTTGTATGTCACCAACACTTAATCCTATATTACGTAAGTCAGAACCTTTTGGTTTTTCTTCACCATCTTTATTATTTTCTTCTCTCCATAACTTTTCATTTTTAGTAATCTCTTCTTGAGTTAATCCTAAAAATCTCTCTAATGCAAATCTTTTGCTTATATACGGAAAAGCTTCCATTGACTGAAAAGTACTGACTCTACTAGTATCTAATTCACTTTGACGATATTTTGCGAAATTTTGAGGTGGATTAAACTTCAATGAAAACAAACCACTATCAATATTGAACCCTCTCCAACGCAAGAATAATTTAAATTCTTCGTCTAGTTTCATTCCCATGTAATTTTGCAAACGTTCACAATATTGATTGAATCTGAACTCTTGTATCATTGCAGTTCCAACACGTCCATCACTTAATGGAGTTGAGTTATCATCTGGGCCAGTTGGCAAATAACTACTAGGAACACGCAAACCACGTGCCAATCTGTTATTGAAATAACGCAAATCGTCAATTTCACCCAAATTTTGTCCACCAGGTAAAACTTCTACACTAGAACCTCTACCATCAGCAGTTACTGGGAAGAAATAATCTTCGTTCATTGAGAGTGGATTATACGTAGCATCTACTATAGATTGTCCACCATATAATGAAGGTATTCTACGTTGATGTATTTCGTTTTTAATACGTTCTACGAATGCCATAGCCATGTGACTTGGCATATTACCAACGTCAATCTTGAACATTCTACGTTCCGGAGCACGTTGAACACGATAAATTAGAACAGCATCTTCTAGCAATTCTTTTTGTTTATATACTTTGAAAATATTTTCTAATATAGATTGACCAAACGGCCAAAAACGATCTAACCCTTCTGTTAAGCTTAAATGCAATATATGTTTAGCATCAATTGCACTTTCACTTTGACCTAATGTAAATCTAGATCCAGTAGTGTTGTATGGCATAGCAGGGACGGTATATGGTGTATTAGTTCCTCCACCTGTTCCACCTAAACCAGTTGCAGGATTGGCTGCAAAGTCTGTATTTGTTTTTTGTGCAACACTAAGATTTTGTAAATTTATGTTGAGGTCTTTAAGAACGTATTGTTCTGGATTTTTACCTTCACTTTCATTTACGATAACCTTAATTACTTTTACCATATCTACCCAATATAGTTTAAAGTTTTCTGGATCACGTACAAAAACTTGATCACCATATTTTATGGTGTTACGAAACATCTTAAATATTCTCTGATCAAACTCATTGAGTTTGCACCATTCTTGTAATTGTTTTTTAAGAATATCAACTTCGTGTGGAGTTGGATCATCCTTAAATTCAAACATGAATGGGGTTTTATTTTGTTCATTACGCATTGTGCTGAACTCTGAAATGATGTCTAGACATGCGTTGATTTCAGCATCAACGTCCATCATTTCATATTGGTTGTATCTTTCAATTCTATTTGGATGACCAGTGTATACTTCTGGTAATCTACTCATATAGTTGCGATAACCCCAATCTACGTTTTCGTAACCACCTGTAGGACTACCATTTTGTCCTGGACTGCCATTCCAAGCTCCAGAATTGCTATTGTAACCAGATATGGGACTGGATATACCACTTTTATTGACGAACTTTTTCTTATATGTCATATGTTTTATTTATCAAAATTCAGTGCCCTTAAAGTTTGTTCTAAGCTTTAATTTCTTGCAGCATTAAGTACGCTTTGTTGAATCCCATTTCCGTCTTCAATAGCTCCTAATATTTTTTCAAACAGTGTACTTAGCATAGCCATGCTATCATTTTGTTTGTCCAAATAAGGTGTTAACGCTTCCTTTATTGGTTCAACCGTACCTGCAATTCCTGTAGTTGCGGCATTCGCCTCACTTGGTGGCATTTCAAGTAATTTCATTATTTGTTCTTTAGACAAACTTACCGAAGTTTCTTCTCCGCTTTCCTTATATCCAGTTATTGAAGCTTCTGTTATATCGTTGCCTTGTGCTGACATAAACATTTTTGCCATACCAGCATTGTATGAGACACTTTTTCTACCTGATGAACTTTGACTAATACTAAGTGGCCCGGCATTATAATTTAATTCTTCTTCTCCGCTTCCATAAAGTGTTTTTGATGTTCCCGCAAAACTAGGTGAAACATATTTCAAGAATTCTCCGTTTTTGAAGTAATATTCACCATCTGGTCCTGACATTTTTAATGTCCCATCCGAATACATTGTTTCTCTTCTACCATCATCCAAATCTTGCACAGATGCAATATTATTTGGCATTCCAGGAATAACTCCACCTTTTTGTCTTTTCAAGGTGTTTGGATTTGAGATTAGTGAATCTAATGTTGATTTTCCTATCATATTTGTTATACTTGCAGGTAAAACATATTCACCTGTACTTAATGCGATAGGTTGTCCAGTGTTATGATTAAAAGCAGGAACACTATCACTAGTTCCTGTACCGGGGCCTAAAATCATTCCACCTTTTGCGTATGGTTTGGACTCTCCTAATAATCTACTAACTTTAGAAATATAATTTCTAGTTTCTTCAGGTAGTTTTGCCTTATCTGCTCCTGCTTTAATCCATTTATCTGCATTAGCTGGTCCCCAATTATAAGCAACTAAAGAATGTATTAAATTTCCACCATACTTTTCAAGCATTGATTTCATGTACATTTCACCGTACTTCATTCCTATTTCAGGATTTCTTAACAGTGCTTGAGCATTTGCTAATGTTTGTTCACCTTTAAATTTTGCAAATTCAAATATATTAGACATCCCAAATCCAGGACTCATTGCAGTACTAGGTAGAACTTGCATTAGTCCAGTGGCTCCTTTTGGACTTACAGCATTTGTATTTCCAGAACTTTCAACTTGAACCATTGCCGATGTTAATTTAGATGCGTCTCCTGAAAATGCTGCACCAATAGAACCACTTATCATGCGTGAAAAATCACCAGGTTTCATTCCTTCTAAAATATCAGATTTGCCTGATAATGTGTCTGAAATTTCATTTATGATTACACGTAAGGGAATAGAATCTACTATTGATACTCGTAAAACTTGTCCACCTCCTGTCGGAGAATTTACAATAGCTTCATTTAGATTATTTTCTTTTTTATCACCTGAAGTTGTTAAGTTGGCTATTCCTTTGCCACCGTAATATCCACCTGTACCGCCTACCAAACCTCCTATCGCTCCGCCTATTAAAGCACCAACTCCTGGAATAGGAATTAAAACTTGTCCAACACCTGCACCAATTAAAGCACCTGCTCCTCCGGCACCTACTGCTCCAACTGTACCTGCACGTTGTGCTGTTGCTTCTCTTGAAGATATTGCACCTGCTTTTTCCTGTTGTTCAATATTACCTAATTGAGCCATTCCAAAAGCACCACCTAATACAGGACCAAATATTCTACCCAATAAACTACTAAAACCTCCTCCTGATGCCGCACCAACTGATCCAGGTACAGTAGGTGCTGTTCCTTTACTAAATATTTTTCCTGCTAATGCTCCACCTGC